GAGTGGTATGAGACACTTGTTGAAACTATCAACGATGTTTCTGCACAAATTCACCGCAAGACACTTCGCGGTGGCGCTAACTTCATTGTCGTCTCTCCAGAGATTGCTAACCTTCTTGAGTTCACCGCTGGTTTCCGTGGTGCTGTCACTCACGAAGATGCACGCGGCACTGTTGGCGCAGTTAGAGTTGGTAACTTGAGCAAGAAGTTCGATGTTTATGTCGATCCATACTTCCCAAGAAATGTTGTTCTTTGCGGTCGTAAGGGTGCTTCTTTCCTTGAAAGCGGCTATGTCTATGCTCCATATGTTCCACTCCAAATGACACCGACAATCTTCGGCACCGAGGACTTCGTACCTCGTAAGGGCGTCATGACCCGTTATGCTAAGAAGATGGTCCGTCCAGATATGTACGGATTGGTTATCTGCCAAGATCTCGTCTGATCTTAGTGTAACATAGTCATCAACAGCCCTCCCACTTATTGTGGGGGGGTTTTGTTGTTTGAGGCACTACTTAGTGTTAGGAGAAATTTTACCCATGGCTCTTCCCGTTCTCACTCCAACAAGTCAAATGAGCAAATCTATTCTTGCTCCAACCGGCACCTATTCAGAAGTCGCCGATTCACTTCCTTTTGGCATTTATGCAAGTTCATCAGCATTTATTTCTGGCGCTGTTGATCAAGTTGCTTACACTTATAAAAAACTCGGTGGAGATGTTCTCGATATCGAACTGAAAACAACAAATGTTTATGCCAATTACGAAGAAGCTTGCTTGGAATACAGCTATCTTATCAACCTTCACCAGTCCAAGAATATTCTTTCTGATGTTCTCGGACAAACAACAGGCACTTTTGATCAGGATGGTAATCTTGTGTCGGGACCAGAAGGCGTCAATCTTAAATATCCAAGAACCATGTTTGAATATGCTCGCCGAGTTGGTGATGGGTTCTCCTTTGAAGCAGGTATCGGTGGAACAATCCCTATCTATTCAGCTTCTTTTGAGGTTGTCGACCAGCAACAGGATTATGATCTTCAGGCTATTTTGTCACAATCCTCGGCAACAGGCATCGACCCGGCTGGAGGCTCTGGTGCTGAATATCAAGGAGTAGTCGGCGACAAAAGGGTTATTATTAAAAAAGTGTTTTATAAAACCCCAAATGCTATGTGGCGATTCTTTGGCTATTACGGTGGATTAAATGTCGTTGGTAATCTAAACTATTATGGTCAATATACAGACGACTCAACTTTCGAAGTCATCCCGGTGTGGCAAAACAAGCTTCAAGCTATGGCTTATGAAGATCACTTGTATACAAGACTGTCTCATTATTCTTTTGAACTAAAAGACAATAAACTTAGATTATTCCCAGCACCTGAGATTTACAGTGATCAACAATATATGTGGGTTGAATTCTCAGTTATTCCAAATAGTTGGGATGAGAATACAGAATATGATACAGGAACAGAGGGAATCAATAATGTCAACACTATTCCGTTTGATAACATTCCGTATGAAAACATTAATGCAATCGGTAAACAATGGATCCGCCGCTTTGCTCTTGCTCTTTCGAAAGAGACACTTGGGCAGATTAGGGGCAAGTTTTCTTCAATCCCAATCCCAGGTGATTCCGTAAATCTTAACGCTGATGCTCTTTTGAGTCAAGCAAAAGAGGAACAAGATTTACTTAGAAATGAGCTTAAGGAGATTTTGGATCAGTTGACTTATGCAGAGATAGCGAAGTCAGATGCCGAGAAGGTTAATGCAATCGAGGATATACAAAAGAAAATGCCAATGTATATCTATCAAGGTTAAGATAACATATGTCAAGTGAAAAAGAACAATTTAGTGGCTTTCGTCCATATTTCAAAGATGCAAGAGAAACCGATGATCCGGATGTTAAAGAGGTTTCTCTTATGCCATCTACTGTGGAGACAATAGATTTTGCTCTCTACGACTGGCTTAATGAAGAACTTGATATTTTTTGCTCAACAAATGAGGGGTGGAGAAAGGTTCCTCTTATTTGGTCAATGCCAGAGAGATCTTTCCAAATCAAAGACAATAAGGATTTGAGAAATAGAAAAAATGTTTTTACACTTCCTGTTATTTCAATAGAAAGAAATTCTTTAGTAAAAGATCCGAGTATGAAAGGCGTAGCATGGGCTCATCTCCCAAGATATAATGATGCCAGAGGAGGAGCAATAGAGGTTGCTAGATTGATCAATCAAGATAAAACATCAAACTTTGCGAATGCTACATCAAAAAGAAGATTTGGTCAAATAAACTTTCCATTCAAGAACAAAAAGGTTGTTTATCAAACTGTAACAATGCCTATTCCAACTTATGTTGTAGCAAACTATGTTGTAACAATCCAAACAGAATTCCAACAACAAATGAATGAAATATTCACTCCTTTTATAACAACAACTGGTCAGATCAATAACTTCTTTATTCATCGCGATGGACACAAGTTTGAAGGCTTTATTGAGAACGACTTTTCACTTGATAACAATTTGTCAAATCTTGACCAAGAAGAAAGAACATTTAAAACAACAATTAACTTGAAGATTTTAGGATACCTTCTTGGTTCTGGGCCTAATGATAATCAGCCTAAAATAACAATTCGAGAAAATGCTGTTGAAGTAAAGATTCCAAGAGAAAGGGTTATCTTTGGAGATAAGAGGGAGAGGGATTAATGTCTAATGATAATAAGTGGTCAAGACCAACAAATCCTCCTCCTCCCCTCTTTCTTGGAAAAACAGAAAGAGATCTTGTAAAGCAAGTTAATGATGAACTCATTGAAAGAGTCATCGGACAACAGATATTATACCTTCCAGTTTCTCGTGAAAGAACAAACTTTCACCCTCTTTATGGAGAAGCAATCCATAAAAGCTTCCTTGGGCCAGTAAGAGTCCATGCTCTTGTTGAGTTTGAAGGAATCCAAACGACAACATCTCATTATGGATTGGACAAGGATTATAAAATCACAGTTAACTTCCATAAAAGAAGATTGGCAGAAGATCAAGACCTTTATGTTCGCGAAGGTGATTATGTTCGATATGGAAACTCTTTTTATGAAATTGTTTCTTTAAACGAAGGTCGCCAACTCTTTGGACAAGTTGATCATCTTTTCCAGATTCAAGCAACATGTATTAAAACTCGTAAAGGGGTTATGTCGCTTGATAATATGGCACAAGATGTTATTGACGCCCTCAACGAGTCTTATCAAGAAGGTGGGGGTTTGTATTCTGATCCCACTCCGCCCTCAGATTCATCTCCAACTACTTCATCTCCAACTCCTTCGTCTTCACCTTCTTCTGGTAGTGGGTCTGGGACACTTAATTTTCAAGATATTATTTGGACAGTTTATGTTTATGAGGTTCCATCTGATTTATCTCCATCTACTGCTTTATCTTCTTTGCTAGGGTACGATGGTGATCCTTTGATGGTACAAACTGCTGCAATTTATGAAAATGGTGTCAGGCAAATTTTAACAGCAAGTCCATTAACGGGAGATTACTATGTCGCTGGTGGTGATGTTTTTAACACTTACACGGTTCCAGAAGGAACAAGATTATATTTGGAAGTTTTAACTGTAATATCTTAATAGTAAATTTATGAAAGCATATAGAGAAATATATTTATATGAAAACGGAAATTCTCCAATTACTTCGGGAACAAACCTAAATCCCTTATTGGGGTTCGAAGGGAGCATGTATGCTCAGACTGCCCACATGTTTCTAAATGGAGTTCGTTCGGTTGTTACAATCACTCCATTAACCGGAGAATTTTATGTGATGGATAATACTATCTACAATGCAATAGAAATTGAGCCAAATTCAACTTTAATGCTGGAAATTATAAAAGTTATCGAATAAAATTTAAAAATCGATTAAAAAAATATTAAATAGTCTTTTTAAATTTCTAATGCAACTTTTTTATGCTATCAAACATTTTTCTCTTCTGTTAAGTTGAGGCAGGTATATCTATGGGTGAACGGGTGTACCTTGTATTCCTGTTCAGGTTTTTTTGAAAATTAACCCTTTTCAAAAGATCCAAAACATATTATAATAAGAGGAGAAATAAATAATATGGCTACATTTACATTCGCAGGAACCGGTAATAGTTCGAACCTTTTCGTTTGGTTGAAGGTTTCAGCTTCGGCTTCCTACGTTAAGATCAGCCCAGTTGCTATTGTTGATTCGTCAACTTCTAGCTTCAGTGTTGATCTTGAGGATTTCCTTGTCGACAATGTTGGTTCAACAGTCGCGGATATCTACAACACACACAAGGGTTCTGAGCCATCGGAATATCCGGTTTTCAGAATCGCCAACACTGCTGCTGGTAACTCAGAGCTTAAGATGGCTAACCTTGTTGATGGTGCCACCTACGATGTAGACGGTGCTATCTCGAATGCCGGTCCAAACAACGCTTCAGTTGCTTTGACAGGCACTACACAAACACCATCGTTCAGTGGTTCGGCACCATCTGGATCATCAACTAAGACCAAGGTCCGTGCTGCTGATCAGTTGAATATCGAACTTGATGACGGTACTTCGACATATGCGACTCTTGATGACGCAATCGCCGCAGGCGCTGTTACTCCAGGTAATCTTGAAACAGCACTTCTTGATGCTGGCGCACTCAAGGTCGGATGGACACCAGCAGAACTTGATTCAGCTAATGTTGATGAAGCAATTGTCAACTATGGCTACATTAAGCAAATTAATGCTTCTCTCGATTCTCTTGAATCTAATGTCGCTTCAGACATAGCAGATTCAATTGATTCGCTTGAGCTTGCAGAAGATCAGGCTATTGCCTCTGTCGATTCACTTGAGGGTATTGACTCATCGCTTGAGACTCGCATCTCTACAGAAGAAGTTGCTCGCGCTGATGCTAAGACTGAGCTTGACAATTCTGTTGATTCACTTGAGGCTGTCGACGGTTCACTTGAGACTCGCCTTTCCAACGAAGAAGTCGCTCGTGCCGCTGCCAAGACTGAGCTTGATGGCTCTGTCGACTCACTTGAGGGTGCTGACTCATCGCTTGAGACTCGCCTTTCAAATGAAGAAGTTGCTAGAGCAGCAGCCAAGACTGAGCTTGATGGCTCTGTCGACTCACTTGAGGGTGCTGACTCATCGCTTGAGACTCGTATCTCTAACGAAGAAGTCGCTCGTGCTGATGCTAAGTCCGAAGTTGATGCTTCTGTAAACTCACTTGAAGGTGATATTTCTTCAATTGATACAAGAATGAGCATCATCCAAGGTTCAGATGCTGCACTTGACACATTCACTGAGCTTGTTCAGTATGTTGAATCTCTCGACGATATTGACGGTGTAGATATTGTCAACCTTGGTCTCTCGGTCGACTCACTTGAGGGTGCTGATGCATCACTTGCTACAGTTGACGGTTCACTTGAGACACGCATTTCAACTGAAGAGGTTGCAAGAGCAGCAGCCAAGACCGAACTTGACGGTTCCGTTGACTCACTTGAAGGTGCCGATAGCTCACTTGAGACTCGCATCTCTACAGAAGAAGTTGCTAGAGCAGCAGCCAAGACTGAAGTTGATGCTTCTGTAGACTCACTTGAAGGCGATGTTTCTTCGATTGACACTCGTGTTTCGAATGAAGAAGTCGCCCGCGCCGCCAATAAGACCGAGCTTGATGGCTCTGTCGATTCGCTTGAGGCTGTCGATGGTTCACTTGAGACACGTCTCTCTAACGAAGAAGTTGCCCGTGCCGCTAACAAGACTGAGATCGATGCTTCTATTGACTCACTTGAAGCAGTCAATAATGATGTTGCCAACCTTGATGCATCTGTTGATTCACTTGAAAATGTTGATGGCTCACTTGAGACTCGCATTTCAACTGAAGAAGTTGCTAGAGCGGCAGCTAAGACTGAGCTTGATAACTCTGTCGATTCACTTGAAGGTGCTGATAGCTCACTTCAAACTCGTATCTCTAACGAAGAAGTAGCAAGAGCAGCCGCTAAGACCGAGCTTGACGGCTCCGTTGATTCCCTTGAGGCAGTTGACGGCTCGCTTGAGACTCGTATTTCTTCTGAAGAGGTCGCCCGAGCCGCTGATAAGACTGAGCTTGATGGCTCTGTTGATTCGCTCGAAGCAGTTGATGGTTCGCTTGAAACTCGCCTTTCTAACGAAGAAGTTGCAAGAGCAGCAGCTAAGACTGAACTTGACGGTTCCGTTGACTCACTTGAGGGTGCCGATAGCTCACTTCAAACTCGTATCTCTGACGAAGAAGTTGCTCGTGCCGCTGCCAAGACTGAACTTGATGGTTCTGTTGATTCGCTCGAAGCAGTTGATGGTTCCCTTGAGACCCGTATCTCCAGCGAAGAAGTTGCAAGAGCAGCAGCTAAGACTGAAGTTGACGCATCTGTTAACTCACTTGAGGTTGTTGATGCTGCATTCTCCACTGCTGATGCATCACTTGAAACTCGTATTTCTACAGAAGAAGTTGCTCGTGCTGCTGCCAAGACTGAAGTTGATGCTTCTATTGATTCTCTTGAAGCGGTCAATGCAGCCAATGCTGGTCTTAACGATTCTGTTGATTCACTCGAAGCAATTGACGGTTCACTTGAGACCCGTCTTTCTAACGAAGAAGTCGCTAGAGCAGCCGCTAAGACTGAACTTGACAATTCTGTTGATTCACTCGAAGCAATTGATGGCTCACTTGAGACTCGTCTCTCGAATGAAGAAGTCGCTAGAGCAGCCGCTAAGACTGAACTTGATGGTTCTGTTGACTCGCTTGAGACTGTCGATGGTTCCCTTGAGACCCGTATTTCTTCTGAAGAGGTAGCAAGAGCAGCCGCTAAGACCGAACTTGATGGCTCTGTTGACTCGCTTGAGACTGTCGATGGTTCCCTTGAGACCCGTATTTCCAGCGAAGAAGTTGCAAGAGCAGCAGCTAAGACTGAAGTTGATGCCTCGGTCGATTCACTTGAAGGCGATGTTTCTTCAATTGATACCCGTGTTTCAACACAAGAATCGCTCCACACAGCCGAAATGGCTGCTGTAGATGATTCTGTTGATTCGCTTGAAACAGCAACAGGTCTTCTTTCGACTAACTTGGCACAAGAGGTTTCTGATCGTACCGCTGGCGATTCTTCGCTTGATACAAGAGCAGACAATCTTGATGCTTCTGTCGATTCACTTGAGAATGTCGATGGCTCGCTTGAGACTCGCCTTTCAAATGAAGAAGTCGCAAGAGCAGGTGCCAAGACTGAAGTTGATGCTTCTGTCGATTCACTTGAGAATGTCGATGGCTCGCTTGAGACACGTATCTCTTCTGAAGAGGTAGCCCGTGCCGCAGCCAAGACTGAGCTTGACGGTTCCGTTGACTCACTTGAGGCAATTGACGGTTCACTTGAGACCCGCATCTCCAGCGAAGAAGTCGCTCGTGCTGCTAATAAGACTGAGATCGATGCTTCTATCGATTCCCTCGAAGCAGTCAATACCGATGTTGCTAATCTTGATGCTTCTGTCGATTCACTTGAGAATGTCGATGGCTCGCTTGAGACTCGCCTTTCAAATGAAGAAGTCGCAAGAGCAGCAGCCAAGACTGAGCTTGATGGCTCTGTTGATTCGCTCGAAACTGCTGTTTCTAGTGAACAAACAGCACGTCAAAATGCTGATTCATCACTTGAGACTCGTCTTTCTAATGAGGAAGTTGCTAGAGCAGCCGCTAAGACTGAACTTGACGGTTCTGTCGACTCACTCGAAGCAGTTGACGGCTCACTTGAGACCCGCATCTCTTCTGAAGAAGTTGCTAGAGCAGCCGCTAAGACCGAGCTTGACGGCTCCGTTGACTCACTTGAGAATGTCGATGGTTCGCTTGAGACTCGTATCTCTTCTGAAGAAGTTGCAAGAGCAGCAGCTAAGACCGAGCTTGATAGCTCTGTTGATTCGCTCGAAGCAATTGACGGCTCACTTGAGACACGTCTCTCGAATGAAGAAGTAGCAAGAGCAGCAGCTAAGACCGAGCTTGACGGCTCCGTTGATTCCCTTGAGGCAGTTGACGGCTCGCTTGAGACTCGTCTCTCGAATGAAGAAGTTGCTCGTGCCGCTGCCAAGACTGAAGTTGATGCATCTGTTGACTCGCTTGAGACTGCTATCTCGACATTGGTTACTAATGCTAATGCTGTCGACTTCACAGAAGTCCAAAACATTGGTGCTTTCTACCCAGCAGGAACATACCAGTTCACTCTCGCTGGATCACCAGTTGTTAATAGTGGTAAGGCTTCGATTCTCGTTGCTGTCAACGGTCTTGTTCTTGATCAGGGTACTGATTATACAATCTCCGGCGATGTTGTTACACTTCAGCAGAGTCTCTTCAACGGCGATAAGATCATCTTCAAGTACACAATCGCTCTTTCAATCTAATACATTGAACCAATAGAATAATCGATAAATAATTTTATTTATCCGCCCCCCTCTCACTTTTGTGGGAGGGGCGCTTTTCTTTTTACTACTTAAATGAGAGTCGAACAACGATAGATAAACTCGTGCAATAAATAAAAAGAAATAATTAAATATAAAGATTTTGGAAAAATATCAAACTATTTACTATGTGAATTTAACCATCCTAAGATAAGGAGATTCCTAGATGTCAGTTAAAAAGTTTAAATTTGTCTCTCCTGGTGTTTTCATCAGCGAAGTTGATAATTCCCAATTGCCAGCAGGTCAGCCAGTTATAGGTCCAATGATTGTTGGTAGGACTCCATATGGACCAGCTATGAGGCCAGTCACGGTTCAATCATTTTCTGATTTTGTTGAAATCTTTGGTGAACCTGTCCCTGGTCAAGCAGGCGGTGATGTTTGGAGAGAGGGTAATAAACAAGGCCCAACTTATGCTTCATATGCAGCACAAGCATATTTGAATGCAAATGTTGGACCAGTTACGATGTTTAGGCTTCTTGGTCAAGAAAATGCAAACTACACTGGTGGAACCTCTAAGGAAGACAAGGGTGCTGCTGGCTGGACTCTGGCGGGAGATGCTACTTCAGGCGACGGCGGAGCATATGGTTTGGTCCTTGTTGAATCAGGATCGGGTGCTGTAAACGCCTATCTTGCCGCAGTTTGGTATGTTAATTCTGGATCAGTCGAGCTTTCTGGAACAATTGCTGCCGATACTTCGGATGCTCAAGGAACCTATGGGCTTTTTGCAAATGCTGGCACCTCAACGGAACCAGAGTTTACCGCAGTTATTAAGGATCCTTCTGGTGCAGTTGTTCACAAGACAGCATTTAACTTTAATAGAAACTCCGACAAGTTTGTTAGAAGTGTCTTCAATACGAATCCACAACTAGTAAACAGTGATGTAGTTGACATCAGTTCTCTTACAGAGGGCGAGCAATATTACTGGCTTGGCGAAACATATGAAGATGGATTTGCCAAAGTTGGAAATGATACAAATAGAATCTTGGATTTGGTAGATCCTCATGCTATGATTATTGCTTTGTCTGATGGCACTACTGACCGCTCGATGATGAGAAAGTCTTTTGAATATGCCAAGACAGGCTGGTTCGTATCTCAAGATGTGACCAACAACACAACTGCATATGATCCGAGAAGCATGACAAAACTATTCAGAATTCATGCTCTTGATGGTGGGGAATGGTCGCAGGCAAATCTTAAGATCTCTATTGAAAATATTAAGATTTCAACAAATCTTCAAGATCCTTATGGAACATTCGATGTTGTTGTTCGTATGGCAAATGATTCAGACAATGTTGTTAAGTATGCTGAAAGATTCTCAGGTGTTAACCTCAATCCAGCATCTGATAGATACATTGCGGCAGTTATTGGTGACACTTACATGGAGTTCGATACAACTCAAGACAGATTGAGAGAATACGGACAATTCCCAAATCAATCAAAGTATGTCAGAGTAGAGGTTAGAGATGACATTGCCGGAGGCTTGGCAAACCCAGCTTATTTGCCATTCGGTGTCTTCGGTCCAGACCGTCCAGGTGCCATCCGTCTTACTTCTGGTTCTTTGGATCAGACAGCACTTCAGAGCACAGACTCTATTATTCTTAGTGGCTCTCCAGGCTCGGCAGCAAATACCTTGGCTCCAGCAGGAAACCAATACAATGCTGGCGGATACACAGATCACACAGCATCTATTTACTTCCCAAGTGTTCCAACAAGAGTTTCTGCTTCCGACGGTGGAATTCCAAATCCGAGAGATTCTTTCTTCGGTGCAACGACTGCACAAAACTTGGCTAATGAAAATATCAAGTTCCAAAAAGGATATGCAGACTATCTTAGGTCTTTCCCAACAGGGCTTCAAACAACCCTTACGGAATCATGGGTATTCTCTCTTGATGATGTTGTCACTTCTGGATCCGCAACAGCATATCACGAGTTTGGTTCTCGTGCAGCAGGAAACTCTACAACAGCACAGGGTGCTGGAGCATCAGCAATTTTGGATGCTGGATATGATAGTTTCACAGCACCAATGTACGGTGGCTTCGATGGACTAGACATTACAGAGCTTGAGCCATTTAGAAACTCAGGCATGTCTTCCTCAGATACTGAATTCACAAACTACGCTTTCAACTCAGTTAAGCAAGCACTTCAATCTGTCGCAGATCCAGAATTTGTTGAATACAATGTCTTGGCTGTTCCTGGTCTCACAAACACCAAGCTTACACAACAAATGATTGATATTTGCGAAGACAGAGCAGATGCTCTTGCGATTATTGACCTTGAGAGTGTATATCAGCCATTCACAGAGAATACAAGCACTTATAGAAACAGAATTTCTACCCCGGCTCAGGCGATTACTTCTCTCAGAGCACGTCAAATTGACTCATCATATGCTTGCACTTATTTCCCATGGGCTCAGGCAAGAGATACCATCAATTCTAGACTCTTGTGGGTTCCGCCTTCTGTTGTCGCTCTTGGTACAATGGCTGGCTCTGAAGCCAAATCGGAATTGTGGTTTGCACCAGCAGGATTTAATCGCGGCGGTCTCTCCGAAGGAGCAGCCGGTATTCCTGTTACAAACTTGACTTACAAGTTGACTTCCAAGGATAGAGATCAATTGTACGATGCCAACATTAACCCAATTGCATCATTCCCATCGGAAGGTATCGTCGTCTTCGGGCAAAAGACAATGCAAGTTCAGAGATCTGCTCTTGATCGTATCAATGTCCGTCGCTTGATGATTTATGTCAAGAAGGAGATTTCAAGAATCGCTTCTGGCTTGTTGTTCGACCAAAATGTTCAAACAACCTGGACAAGATTTACAAGTCAAGTAAATCCGTTCCTGTCCAGTGTTCAGTCTAGACTAGGCTTGACAGAATTCAGAGTCATCTTGGACGAGACAACCACAACACCAGACCTGGTTGATCAGAACATTATGTATGCTAAGATCTTCTTGAAGCCAGCACGGTCTATCGAGTTTATCGCGATTGACTTTGTTATTACAAGATCTGGCGCATCTTTTGAGGATTAAAAAAAATATTCCACTAATTAAGTAAAGAAGGAGTTTACTCAACATGGCATTCTGGACAGACGCAAGCGGCAAAGATCCGAAAAGAAAATATAGATTTGTGGTTATCTTAGGCAATATGCCTAACGGTGCCACTTGGTATGCGAAAACGGTTAAAAAACCATCCCCAACAATCACTGAGATTGACCACAGTTTCTTGAATCATAAGTTCTATTATCCTGGAAGAGTGGAATGGGAAGCGGTTGATGTTACCTTGGTTGACCCAATCAGTCCAGATGCTGCCGCTGCAACGGCTGCTATCTTGCAGGCTAGTGGCTATAATCCTCCTAGAAACGTTAACGATACTCAGACAATCTCAAAGCAAAAAGCTGTTGACGCGCTTAATGGTGTCACAATTCAGCAAATTGATTCTGATGGAAATGCGATGGAAACCTGGACACTCTGGAATCCATTCATTACTGGGATCAACTATGGCGACTTAAGTTATGAAGATGACGCTTTGAGCGAAATTTCATTAACAATCAGATATGATTGGGCTGTTCTTGAGACAGCGAATGCTGCTGAGGCTGGCGGTGCCGCTTCCTTGTTCAACGGAAAACAGTTCTTCAAGCCAGGAACTACCTGATTTTATAAAAACACAACAACGAGAGGTGTTATTTGTCGAGAAATAAAGACAGGCTGGGATTAGATTCCGGTCCTATGTCGTCAGATGCAGTACCAGCTTTTCAAGCTACTGGTGGACCTCTTACGTTCTCAACTCCAACAGAGTTCGTAGAGCTTCCATCAGAAGGTAAGCATTATAATGAAAATCACCCTTTGCACGGACAGAGTGTGATTGAAATTAGACATATGACCGCTAAGGAAGAAGATATTCTTTCGTCTAAAACCTTGCTCAAGAAAGGTCTAGCATTAGATCGATTTATGCAAAGCGTTATCGTTGATAAGGGCATCAATGTTCAAGATCTTCTTGTCGGCGATAGAAATGCTATTTTGATTGCGGCGAGAGCCACTGGATATGGGGAAGAATATGAAACCCAAGTAGTCTGTCCAGCTTGCAAACAAAGCTCTAGATTCACTTTCGATCTGGGTCAAAAATCCCTAAACAAAGGAGGTGATGAATTAGAAAATATAACTTGGACAGATAGAAATACTTTTGTCACAAAACTGCCAGTTTTCGGTGTTGATGTTGAACTTAGAATGTTGACCGGAAAAGATGAGCAATACTTGGCTCAGTTAAGTCAAAACAAGAAGAATAAGAATCTTGTTAATACGACTTTAACTGACCAATTAAGAATGACAATTGCTTCCGTTAACGGAAGGACTGAACAAGCTACTATTAACTCTCTAATTGATAACCTCCCAGCAAAGGATTCTAGGCACTTGAGAACAGTTTATGCAAAGGCTTCGCCTAATGTTGACTTGTCTCAAAAGTTTGAGTGTTCACATTGCTTCCACGAAGACGTGGTGGAGGTTCCGCTTACAGCGGAGTTTTTTTGGCCTAAGTGATAAATATATTGAAAGCGTTTATGAAGAAATATTCGCTTTAAAATATCATGGTGGTTGGTCTTTCATAGAAACATATAATCTTCCAATTCAGATTCGAAGGTGGTTCTTGCAAAGGCTAGGAAAGCAATTTGAAGATGAAAAGAAACAGATGGAGAAGGCTAGAAAGTCATCAAAATCAAAATAGACCCGGAAACAAATCGTTTCCGGTTTTATTTTATAAAAAACTATTTATTATATAAAATGAGGAGATGCAGTCGTGCAAGACTTAAACGAAGATCAAATCGTTGAAATCGAAATTGACTTGGAACAACTAAAGAAGAACGAAATGAACGAAAGTTTCTTGGGTATGTTCGGTAGTCAAATTAAATTGATGCTTAGTTATATGTTCCGTGAGCCAGGCTTTAGTCGCAAGGTGACACCTTTCTACCTAAGAGGTAGCGAAAGAGATGTTGAATCTTTTGCCAGAGCTTTGGGTAACGAAAAGAAATATATCGAGACAGCAAAGAAGCATGGGCTAGATAATCCAACAACCTATAAATCAAAATCTGCTTTAACAAGGGCAGTGAAAGCCTTTGAGAGACAGACAGGCATTAAGTGGCCTTTTAAATAGGAATTTTCATAAATGGCAACAGAAGAGGAAGTCGAATTAACAGAACAACAACTTAGATTAGCCGAAGAACTCGGCTTGACTAAGGAAGAGTATCTTAAAATTATTAAAGAAATTAATGATGAGGAAGATCTCTCCATTTCGAGAATGGAAAAAAGACTTCAAGCAGCAGAAAAAGAATTAGAACTTGCCAAAAATATAGGGGACCAACAAGAAGCAGCCTTAAATTTAGAAGTTGAAAGAATGAGACTCGCTGTCTTGAGAGGCGAGGCGAGCGAGGAAGAACTTCGGTCTCTAGAAGAGTTAAATAAAAATATCTCACAAACGGCAGCCAAATATGATCAAGTATTTGACAGATTCTTTGGTGTAAGCGATAGGTTTGAGGGCACCGCATTCGGAATGCTATTCCAGCCAGGTGGTATGCAGGGTTTGTTTAACGCGATGCAGAGAACCTTTACGATGTCAAACATGATAGGCTCTTCTCTTTTGAAGGTTGCTGAAGAAACAAAAAAGCTTG